ATGTACATGTGTCTTGCATTATGGTTTAAATTCTATTATTATACAGTATATTTAATCACAAGGAGCATTTATGCATAAGCGACCTTCTCTATCAGAGGCACTAACACTGCTACGTGTTAACAACCAATACGATGTTTTAGACGAATATCTACAGTTGCAAGATTCACACGGTGAGTTCTTTGCAGCTCGATTTGTTGTAGACATTGCAGATCACTATAATCACCTAATGGAGGTAGCAGTTAATGGTTAAAGCAAAACCACTACCGTTCGGAACAGCTGTCGGATACAGCACTTGGAATGTTAGACGCACAATTAGCGAAGCGGAAAATGTTGCACGTTGGAATCCCTGGAAAGCGCATGAGTGGTTTGAAGAAGCTCGTGAGCGTATTAATATAGACACTGCACCATTTTTTGAAGAATTTGACGCAGCTGCTCGCCGTGTAAATGCATATTGGATCTCTCTTCAAAGCAAGCGATACTATGATATGCGTGAGTTTTGGAAAAAAGATAAAGCGTTTATTCCCCCAAAACTTATTGAAACAATTTTAGATTAAAATTATTCGTACAATTTAATCTTTGACCCTGCCCATAAACCATGCTATTAATAAGAGGTAATAATGTTTTTTAAACTTGCATCGAAGAATGCTTATCGAGATCTAGTCAGGAACGCACGTCGCATCAGCATTTCACAGATGAGTGATAGCGAAAAAAGCGAAGCTTTTACAGAGTTATATACACTACTTAAACCGCGTCTCGGAGAGACATCACGTACACTCAATGCTGAAGCAGCTTATGCAAAGCGTTGTACTCACTGGAACCAGATTAATCAAGCTGAAATCAAGCCTGTTCACACTTTTCGTAACCCTTGGTTAGCCTTCAAACGTGAGTTTGAAAGCGCTATTCAGTCTAAAAATCCGTCTGCCGTTTCAGTCTCACTAGCCTGGTTCTATCATCAACCACATCGCGACGACTGGCTCGCATTTTAGATTCACGCGAAGCGTGTGTGCTTTCGACTGTAAGGAGATAGAGATGCAACTAGAAAAAGCTACAAACATCGTTTGGAATATTTTAAGCTCTATGCCTATAGAGGTGTATGATGATGACTCTGGAGAACTGTGGGAAAATGACACTTGGGAACTTGTAGAAGAACGGCTTGACGGTGATTATGCAGGAACTCGTGTGATTGGTAGCGCTAATATAGTAACTGCTTTGAACATGGTTCATCAGAAGTTAGTAATAGATAGGCTATCTGTTAATGATAATGCAGATAGCAGCTCTGATGTTAGTCAACAAATGTTTGAGGATGTTATTGATTATCTAATTGAAAATAAAAAGATTAGAAAACGTCCTGAAAAGGTCAGAGAAACTTTTACAGTTATTCATTCGCTATGACTAATTTTTTTATTGTTCACATGACTAATTTAGAAACTTCTGAACCGTATAAGTATGTTGGTATATATTCAACAAAAGAAAAAGCAGATGAAGCAGGTCAAGAAGCTTGTGAAATGTATGATGAGAGAATGCACTATACTGTAACATTAGATGTGCTTGATAAATGAAAATATTAATATTTGGACTTCCAGGATCAGGTAAAACTACTCTTGCTGAGCCTTTTGCTAAAGAGATAGATGGTATCTGGATTAACGGCGATCAAGTTAGAGAAAAATATAACGATAAAGACTTTAGCTTTAAGGGTCGTTTAAAACAAATGCTAAGAATGAAGTATTTAGCAGACGGTGTAGTTATGGCTGGAAAGATTGCTGTAGTTGATTTTGTGTGTCCTACTAATTATCTTAGAGATATATTTGAAGCTGACTATTATGTATGGATGGACACTATACAAGAAAGTAGATTTGAAGATACAAATAAAATGTTTCAAAAACCTGAGAAATACGATTATCATGTAGCAAAATGGTTTAATGATACACATTTACAATTATCAAAGATGTTAGAACATTGGGAAGCAAAAAGAAATAAGTTATACCAAAACTATCCAAGAATGGATGGTGTAAATGATAATAGAATACAAATAAAATGAGTTTTAACTATACTGAACCAACAGTCCAAATGTTAGGACGCTTTCAACCCTGGCACGAAGGACATACAGCTCTTTTTACAAAAGCGCATGAAAAAACAGGACAAGTTATAATCATGATAAGAGATATGCCACACTCTAATAAAAATCCTTTTACACACGGACAAGTTGTAGCAACTATAATTAACTCACTTCAGCAAGCAGGTTTTGAAATGGGAGATGACTACGTAGTTTCTAAAGTACCAAATATAGTAGACATATCTTATGGAAGAGATGTTGGTTATTCAATTACTCAACATCATTTAGACGAAGAAACAGAAAACATATCAGCAACCAAAATAAGACAACAAATGAGGGAAAATAATGGAAGCAGCACTTAAATCAGAACTAAAACAAGAAATTTCGCGTATCGTTGATCTAATGGTACAGGCAGAAGCTATTAGAGAGCAGATCGCTTCTCTTAAAAAAGATATTAAAACTGAATATGGATTACCAGTTGCAACTATAACTAAAGTAGCTTCTATTATTCGCAAGCAAAACTTAGATGAAGAAGAAGAGAAGTGGGAAGAGATCAAAGAATTTATTGATGCTTGTTCATAATCATCTTAGCTAATTTTAAATGAGAGCTTGACCCTGCATGAGATCGATCTGGTGCAGGGTCTTTATGTTTTTCATTGTCTAAATGAAACTTTACATAATCGTCAGTAAGTTCTTCAATTAGTGGTTGAAGATGCCCAAAACAGCAGTGATGAATCATTGGTATACTAGCTTTTTGTGCTAATATAATTTGTTTTGAAACTGCTCCACTCCAGAGTTGTTGGACAAGTTTTTCTTCAGAAAAATACAACATTCCAGCAGCATGCCAAGCAGCTTGATGTTCTTTTGTGTTTTTACGTCTATTACCTAGTATTTGTTCTGAGAGTATCCAATTACGATAATATTTTTCATTTTGTAGAACATGATTAGCTACTATAAAACCCTGCGTACAATTATTTCTAAAATCCCAGATCTGCCAACGATATTCATTTGTGTGTCCTACTACAATCAAATCAGGTTTTAGCTTGACAGCTTCTTCTACTTGTGTTGTAATAAGGTATTCTGAAGCTCCACTTTGTGATAAGTTTTTTAATTCTGCGTTTTGAGAAATAAGATACGGATAAGCTTGTTGCTTATCAGATAAGCCTTCTCCTTGAGTATAAGAGTCTCCACAAGTTATAATGAGCATAGATGAAATCTTTATAGTAGGTAATTCTTGGTCTATACCAAGTCTAGAAGCGCCAAATCCCGCTTTTACACAACTCGGTTTAAATAATCGCTGGGAACAAATTGGAATAACTTTAGATGCACAAGCAGAATACATCATTGACAATGATTTGACAAGTAAATTTAAAGTTATCTGGTTGATAGGACATCATCACCGTGCTGACCCTCGTGGAGATGGATCTTACCTTTTACCATATGAGTGGGGCGAGGGTGACATCTGGGGTAAGCTTGTAAGAGATATATGGTTTCGTAAAATTACACGTATGGAATGGTATAATAGAACGAACGCTCTCTTTTTAAAAGCAGTGCTAGGTATTGCAAATCCTTCAAACTTATTGATGATACCGATTTACAGACCTAATGTGGTAGACCATGTATGGTTTGATGAGCATCCTTGTATTTGGAGGCACTATCTTAGAGACTATGTTAGAGAGTTTCCTGATGGACGGGGTCACATGAATCAAGCAGGACATAATAAATTTAAAATTAGACTTGCAGCAGAGATATTTGATAGATGGCAAATCAAGACTATATAAATCCTGATTGGGAAGATGCTATTGAGATTGGTTTCAATGAAAAGATAGCTAAAAATGCTAATAAAATTGTAGAATATTGTAATAAACATGTAATAAATTATGGTCATCAGTGGAGATGTGATTTTGCTGGAAAATGTGCAATACTACTTAAACCTGGTGAAGGTTATGAATGGCATTTTGATAATCTAGATTTTGCTAATCAAAAACTTACTACTTCACGTCCCTCTAGATATTGGACACACATTATATACTTAACAGAAGGACAACCCTTTGAAATTGGATCGTGGTCACCTGAATCTTCTAGAGTGGAGCAAACAGACTTTTCAGCGCCAGAACCTAAAGAAATACTTATCAGAATTTACCCCGAACCAGGTAAAACTGCTTTGTTTCCTTGTTTTATGGTTCATCGCATACGTCCTATTGTTAAAAACTATCGTTGGGCATTTGTTGACTTTATAGATACACCAAATTATAGCACAAAGTCTAAACGCGACTTAACTAATTTATTTAACAGGTACTTTGATGAAGATACTAGGAATCAGTTGCTATCACCACGATAGTGCTGCAGCATCACTAAAAAACGGACATATTGAAGCAGCTTCTCATGAAGAACGCTTTAGTCGTATAAAATATGATAAGCGTTTTCCAACAAAAACTATTAATTGGTTAAAAGATCCTTATGAAGATTGGGAATTTGCAGCGTTTTATGAACAGTCTACATATGATAACTTTAAAACAGATATTAAAAAGCATACTTTTGCACAACCTGTATTAGTAGATCATCATGAGGCCCATGCTATGAGTTCTATACTTTTAACAGATTGGTATGAGTGTGCTGTGATGGTTGTTGATACTGTAGGAAATAAATATTCTACATCTTTAGGAGTTTATAGAAATGGCAAAATTGAATGGCTCAAACGTTTTCGTTATCCAAACTCTCTTGGTTTATTTTACTCTAGTGCTACTCGTTTGTTGGGATTTAAACCTTTAAGCGATGAGTCTCAAGTAATGGCTGCAGCTGCTTATGGTAGTCCTAAGTGGGCATCCTTTATAAAAGATAAGGTTTTACATTGGGACGATAACGGAGAATATACTTTACTCTTTAATACTGAACGCGGTGTTGGTTATGGTACCCTGGATTGGGATATAGCCGCATCTGTTCAGCATGTTTTGGAAGCAGTATTATTAGAGCTTTCTCATTGGTTATATAGAGAAACAGGTCTTACTAACTTAGCTTATGCTGGTGGAGTAGCTTTGAACTGTGTAGCAAATACACATCTTTCAAAATATTCTGCATTTAAAAATATTGCTATTCAACCTGCTGCAGGAGATGCTGGGTGTGCGCTAGGAGCTGCTGCTTTGATCGAACGTCCTATCTGGGAAAATGCTTATTTAGGAGTTGACGTAAAATGTGATAAAACTCCAGAGTATCACGCAGATTCTATACTTAAACACTTAATAACGCCAATAATAAATGGTAGAGCAGAGTTTGGACCTCGCGCTCTTGGTAATCGTAGCTTGCTATGTACTCCAACTCCTGATAATATAAAGCAACTTAATATGATTAAAAGTAGAGATGAAGATTCATGGAGACCTTATGCCCCTATTTGCCAAGAAGAAGAGGCAGATCAGTGGTTTAAGATATATCAACCAAGCTATGAGATGTTATTTACAGCGGACATTATCGGCGGTAATTTTACTACTCATGATAATTCTGCTAGACTTCAAATAGTTAACAAAACAAAAAATCCATACTTGTGGAAAATATTAGAAATAACTCGACAACAAGGTTATCCTATACTAATTAATACAAGTTTAAATGCAAAAGGAAAACCAATTGTTAATACAATGGACGACTTCAAAGAAATTCCAGTATATAACTGATGTTAAAACAGACACTTTAAAAACTGGACGTACCTATCATACTCCTGATGGTTCTTATCCTTCAATAACTACTGTATTAGGTAAAACTGCTGATAATACTTGGTTACAGAGGTGGATTGATCGAGTAGGTGAAGAAGAAGCAGCTCGTGTATCAAAAGAAGCTACAGATCGAGGAACTCTTGTTCATGAATTTGCAGAGCGTTACTTTAATGGTGAAGATGTTTGGGATGAGATTATGGATCAAAGACTAGATGTTAGACAGATGAGTAGAGATTTAATTCGTGCAACAGAACGAGGTGTAGAAGAGATTTGGGGTCAAGAGCAAGTTTTGTGGAGTAATAAGTACAAATATGCAGGTAGAACTGATATGGTGGGTATTTGGAAAGGCAAACCTACTATTATTGATTTCAAAACTTCTAAAAAGAAAAAATCTCAAAAACAAGTAACAGACTACTATATACAAGGGTGTGCTTATGCTGTGGCGCATAATGAGATGTACGGCACAGGTATTCAAGATGTCGTAATTATAATGACTATTGATGGAGACGATCCTATAGTTTTTGAGCAGTCTGCTGTACCTTTTCTTCCCTTTTTAAAAAATAGGAGACAAATGTTTGATAAGCTGCAAGCAAATTGATGTTCCAAAACTTAAAGTAAGACCTCAAAATATTACAAGTCTTAAAAGATTTTTTGAAGAAGGTAATAAGCTTTTTGAAGACCGCTACTTACTAGATAGCTGGAAATCATTTAATTTGGTCTCTAACTATAAAGATTCTCCAATCTTATCTAAATTTGACTTTATCAAAGTTTGGAAAGATAAGTTATCAAAAGACTTTGAGATAGAGAGTATGTATATTTC